ACTAGAGGGCTTTATTTGTTCTCTAGATCCAGAGTTTAATAAGAATGGCAATCTTAGAAAAGCTGTTAATAGATTAAGGACTCAATATAATGCTTTAATTTATACTGAGGTTTGCAACTGTGCAAATAAACAATATGCAAAGTTAAAAAAGAATGGTAGTCCTTTTATGCACAAAGCATATATTAAGGATTGGGCATTATGAAAAAAGTAATTGTTAAGTTTATAGGGGTTAAGAAATATCTAGTTAGAGATGATGCTGATCCTGAAAAAATTAAGAGTATGTTTAAAAAGGATTTAGAGTTATTGCCTCCTGTTTGGGCTAACAACATTGAAGCAGTTATGTATGCTAAAGATGTACCAGAGGAAGAGGAATGATATGACAATAAAAAAAGGAATTAATAAATTTAAATTGAATCCACAATTTGAAAGAGCTGCTGAGGATTATGAGCATATTTGTAATCATTGTAAAAAAGATAGTAATATAATCAGCACAATTTATAAAAATGATATTGTTATTTTATGTTCTATATTTGGATCACAAAATAAATTGGCTAAAGCCATAGGAACAGATCAAAAAACTGTAAGTCATTGGCTAAAACAAGATAGTGTAAATGTTAGATATGATATGGGAAAAAGACTTGGTAAAGTTGCTAAAGCTCTTAATGAGTTTTATAAATACCAAAATAATTTTGCTAATTATACTAAATGATAAGCAACATTCTTTTCTATGTAAAAAATCTAATTTTTAAATGGAATCAAACACCTAAAGAATTTAGATCTTTTATGTGTTTTTTGTGTAAGGATATTTATAAGTTTCCAACACAAAGTAAAGACTATATTATCTGTAATGATTGCTTTGATATTTTAAGATGATAGAACTATTTATAGGTTGCTCTTTATTTCTACAAACAGTTATAACTGAGCAATCTATAGATGACTACTTTCTGTGTAATCACTTACAAGATGTTAAACAATGGTATTACAAAACAGAACAGCATTTTGGAGATGATACTTTGTTTGCTTTAGCTGTTATGTCTTGTGAATCAGATGGCAGGGCTAAGGCTACAGGATATAACACAGATGGCTCTATTGATCAGGGTTTGTTTCAATTTAATAACAGAACTGAAAAATGGTTAGAAAAAGATATATATAATAAAGAACTAGATATGTATGATGTAGAAACTAATATAAAGGCAGCTAGGTGGCTTTCTTTCTATGATGGTTGGCATCATTGGAACAGTAGTAAGCATTGTTGGGGGAGATATGCCAGATCAGGTTAATAAAAACAATAGAAGATTATTTGTAGAGGATGAATATGATTTATATGATGTTAAAAAGGCTAGACCTTTTTGGAATAATGTTTGTGAAGTTAATGGATGGGAAATAGTAAAAGATGAAGAGGACTTTAAAGAGGACTATGTTTGCAAAATCAATAATGAATTATATTTTATGGAGTTACAGGTTGTTGGTTATTGGCATAATTTTGATTTATCTAACATAAGTAATGTAAGAATTTCTGCAAGTAAAGTTAAATTACTTAGACAAAATGAACATGGTGGATTAATCTTTACAAACTGTGTTCCTAATAGGTTTTTTGCCATAAATGTTAATCAAGTAACACCTGAGATGAAAAAAGATGCAGTTAGAGAGCAATTTTATGAGATACCACTTAGAACAATAAATCCTAGAGAGGTTAATGTTTTAGACACTAATTACTGTGATTGCTTAGAACAACATTTATCAATAATGCAAAGAAGTGGTGGTAGGATGGCTTTTGCACAAAAAGATTACAATATAAGGGGGGCTAATGGAATATGCTGCAGATGATATAAATTATGGCTATATGTCTATAATTATGCACATTAATTCAGAATATACACTTATTGACAAGATAGAGAACATAATGGAAATAGATGGAACTATAGAGCATCCTGTATTTGGCAAAAATAAAGGTGGTGTTAGCTTTAGTTTGTTTCTTAGGGGGTTTTATACAGTCTTTGAAGCTGTTCTAAATTATGGAAATAGGTTTGATGTTTATGTAGTTAATGAATCAGGTAATACAACTATGATTGATGAGGATTTAGATCATTTAATTTCTTTACTGCATATACTTTATATAAACAAGAAAGCTGAGGAGGATGATTTGCTTAACAGGGCTTTAAATCCACACACTTACAGAAAAGCAGCCAAAAAGATGTTCTATAATGAAGATCCCCCATTTTAAAAAAGGTTCAAAAGTACAATTTGTAGAAGCTGCAACAGATTTTATTGATCCACCAACACAAGATATTTTATGGAGATATGGTAAGATTCTCTTTCAAGTTAAGTCTGAGCATGGTGCTATTTCCTACTATATTGAGGAAAATAAAAAGAAAGTAAAAATTTCAAGATATTTGATTTTTCCTGTAAATTAGAACTATGGCAGACAATGGATTTACTCAGAAAGAACTCAATCAGATGATATTTGATAAGTTAGATGACATTGATAAAAAGTTAGATGAGAAATTAGATAAGTCAGAGTTTTATAAAGTTTTGGGATTAGTTGCAACAGTTATCTTAATTGTTGGTAGCTTAAGTATGTAATGGAAGCAAAAATAAATTTAAATCAAATTCTACAGGGTGGATTAGCAGGATTAGTAGCTTGGCTCTTTAAGACTGTTAATGATCTACAACAAGAAGTAACAGCACTTCAAGTAGAAATTATAAACTCAAACAACAAGTTATCAGATGTTTTAAACATAATACAAAACATTGATTCAGAGATTACAGAGATTATCTGGAAAATTGGTGGCTAATGATAGAGTTTTTAGTAGTAATGTGGCTAAGTGTTAAAAAAAGTAAAAGATAATTTAGGTTTATTTGTTACAGGCATAGCTCTTATGAGTTCTGTTGGTGCAGGTATTCAATCTTTAAATGCTGTTTTAAGTACTCTTACAGGCATTGATGATAGGATGAACAGTATTGAGTATGAGTTCACAAGCCTTAAGGAGTCAACTTATGTTCAAAATGATATAGCTGTATTGTATGAAAAGATACAATCATTAGAGATGGCTGCACAGAATGTTGGCAGGTTTACTGAGGAAATGGCTACTTTACAAGCTAACCTATATAACTTAGAGCAACAGGTTAGAGATGGTGGTTTTGATTTAGATAGATATTACTTATTAGAAAAATGGGAATATCAGGAACTTAATGATTCAATAACTAGAATGGAAACACAAGTTCAAACTGTTAATAACAATATGTGGGAACTTAATGATTTAAAAACTAGATTAGCTTATTTAGAAGCAAATAATCATGGACACTAAATGTAATTGCACAATTCTTTGCTGTGGTTGTTCTCTGCATTGTAAAAATAAATAATATTTAAGTTATACTGCTTTTATGGATTATATTGATGATATGTCTTTAGCCTTACCTAATCAACAACAGGTAGGGGAATCTAATGTAGATTTTAAAAGGTTTCAATACTATTTAGGCTTAGGAGCTTCCAGAACACTTAAAAAAGTTTCTAATAATTTCAGTCTTACAGATAGGAGAATCTATCAAATATCTAGTAAACATCAATGGGTGGATAGGGTAAAAGCTATTAATAGAATGCTAAATGAGCAGATAGTACAGGAAGTTTATGCTCAAGTTGGGGAAACTGCAAGAGATCTAGCTGATAACTTAAAGCCTTTAATATTTAGAATTATAAGTGAAATAAATGAAAGAGATTTAGCTTCAATGAATCCTACAGAACTTAAGGGAATATTAGATGTTTGCTACAAGATGATAAGTCAGATTTATGGCTTAGGAAGTCCACAAGTACAAGTAACACAGGTTGAATATCCACAGATTAAGTTTAAGTGGGATTGGGAGCAGGATGATGATACAGATTATTAATGATGATTGTCTTAATGCTTTAAAGGATATGCCTAATAATGCTGTTGATTATGTAATAACAAGTCCACCATATAACATTGGGAGATCTAGAATCACAAAATCTGGGCAAAAAGCTAAATATGAACACTTTACAGACAAGAATCCTAATTATTTTAAGTGGAGTGTAGAGGTAGTAAATGAGTTGTTAAGAGTTTCTAAAAATCATGTATTTTATAATATTCAAGCTAATTGGACTAATAAAAAAGATGTTTATAAATTAATTGGAAACTATTCAGATAAGTTAATTCAAAACTTTATCTGGACTAAGGAGCATTCAAGTCCTGCATCAGCTAATTATGCTATTACTAATTCTGTTGAATATATACTAGGTTTATCTAATCAAAACAGAATAAAGGGCAACAAAATATATAGTAAAAATCACATACATACAATCAAAAGACCAGAAAGAATTAAGGGGCATAATGCAGTAATGAATAAAGAAATTTCTGATTATTTTATTATTAATTTTACTCAGGAAAATGAAACTATACTTGATCCTTTTATGGGTAGTGGTACAACAGGGATTAGTTGTATAGAAAACAACAGAAAATTTATTGGTATAGAGCTATCTAGTGAATATTGTGAAACAGCAGAAAAAAGAATTAATGAAGCAATTAATTGAGGCAACTCCACCTGATTTACATTCTGGGCAAATAGAAGTAATACAAGCACTAGAAGAGAAAAGGTTTATTATTGCAGTTTGTGGCAGGAGGTGGGGTAAAACTACTCTTTCCTTAGTTGCTGCAGTAGATCAAGCTCTTAAAGGTTTAAAAGTATGGGTTATCTTTCCTGTTTATCCACAAGCTTTAGAGTCTTGGCTTAACCTTAAATCATTAGTTAGACAACTACCAGAGGAATATGCAGAGGTTAGAGAAGTAGAGAAAAGAATAGTTTTAAAGAATGGTGGATCTATACAGATTAAATCAGCTAACAAGCCAGAAACTCTTAGGGGTGCAGGTGGTATTAGCTTAATTATCTTTGATGAGGTTGCTTATCAAGAAAAAGAAACTTGGGAAACAGTTAGACCAATATTATCTGATAGCTTAGGTAAGGCATTATTTATCTCTACTCCTAATGGTATGAATTGGTTTTATGAGCTGTTTGATAATGCTAAGAGGAGAAAAGATTGGGCAGTCTTTCATTATCCTACTGAGAATAGCCCTAGAATTAACAAAGATGAGTTAGCACAAGCCAAAGAAGAGTTAGGCTCATTAGTTTATGCACAAGAGTTTTTAGCAGAGTTTACAGAGGTAGGACACATGTTTAAGAGAGAATGGTTTGCTTATTATGATGTTATTGCAGGAGAAGATCCAGAATATATATTTGAGGATGAGATAGTCAAGCATAGTGAGCTAAGTATCTTTGGCACAATGGACACAGCTTTAAGCATTAAGGAAACAGCAGATTACTCAGTAATAATGGCAGTAGGATCAACTCCTAGTGGTAAACTCTTAGTATTGGATATATTCAGAGATAGACTAGAAGCTCCAGAGCTACTACCTAAAATAGAATCAATGATTAATAAATGGAACATGGCTTGGCTAGGTGTAGAGGATTCTAGTTTTGGTTTGGGTATTATTCAGATGGCTAGGAGGCAGGGTTT